ACATATTTTTACTCCATCACGGAAACCGTCCATCAAAGCTTCTTTATGGGGAGACTTATGAATATTACTTATAGACGAATAAAAAATTCCCACTTTCATTGTTTCCATGCCTTAATAAATCTGTCACGGTTGTGTACACAAAATCTTGTTGCCAATACCCGCATTCTATTGGTCCTTTACTCTTACACTTGAAACATTGCCTTCTTCGGTTAATGTGGTACGTCCCATTTGATAATTTGCTATTTGTATACTGCAAAGAAACGTATTAATTGCATTATCTGCAGGATACCAGTAGTTGCTGTAAAATTTAACCAATCGTTTTGCTGCATGTGGCTTTATTGCATATCCAACACAGCCGGGCATGCAAAATTTTTTCCAAGTAAGAGCTTGTGGACTACCTGTTGGATCTTCTAAATATGTCTTCCACGGATCATACAAGTAAGTTCGTTTACCCAATGCTAGTATCAATACATCGTCCCATTCTACAGGCATAAAATTTCTATAAAATTTTACATCATCTTCGAAGATCATAATAGGTTCGTCGAGATCTATGCACTTTTGCCATAATGAGTAATGACTGAAAAAACAACCTTTAACTCCTGGAGCACTCATTTTTTCAGCAGAGTCGCCCACCTCAGTTCGTTTATAAATTTTACTATGGTACTTAGATAAAAACTCGTCATGTAAATATGGACAAATTAATTCTAGTGTTTCTTCCTGTGTTAATTCCTGATTTTTTATGCTATACGGATATAATTTTTTATTTCCTTCGCGAGCAATTTCCACAGCCTTAGCACCTGAAATACCGTCGAATAACTCAGCGTCAATCCCGTACTCCTCAACAAGAGTTTTAAGAACTATTTGTGATGATTGCACACTGTGTTCTTTGCCGGACAAATAAATTACAAACGCCTTCATACTATTGCTTGTTGTTGACAATATTCAGTTAGTATACGTTCTTTATGCCATTCATTGGCCATAGGTGTATTAGCAAACTCATGGAAAGAAGGAGCTCCTAAAGTGTAATGTAATAATTTAGCATCAGGATTAGCACCATATTCGTCTGGAAGCCAGTTCCATTCTTTTGGCAACTCGCCTATTCGACTGTCATCTAACCAAGTAAATCTATGTAATTCTGCACCAGTTGCTTTCATTATATACTCCGGAGTTAGTATTCTATTTGAAAAACTATTGCAATTCCAAAGTATAACACTGGACCAATTTTTACGAGGATAATCCTCATTTTTGGCACCTAAGTATTTAACCGGCATTTTAGTTTTATAGTCATGCTTAACTACTTGCACATCAAATGATGTATTGCGTAGATTCCACAATTCTGTAATATCAGTACGTACTACCATGTCGCCATCTATAAAGATAGCATGCCCACACCAATGCATAAGATATGGCACTAAGAATCTAGTGTAGATAAAATGATTACTACCGTCAGTATGAGTCTCATTGTAATCTTTAAAAAGATTCAATGCCACTGGTACAATACTAACTGGGCTAGAACTATTTCTTATTATGCTATTAGCGCATACATGGAATACTGTAGCCTCTCTAGGATCATACCCAATAAAAATTGGGATTAGGTCTTTCATCTATAATGTAGCGTCTTCTAACCCAGCGGTTCGAAGTTTTATTACATTACTTAGCTGCCATTGCTTGATGTCTAGGGCCTTTGTGATACCTAACCATTTATTTCGTAGTAGGGCAAACTCGTTAATGATTTTTTCAAAATCAACCACATCTTGTTCACCCTCTACATAACGATCACAATCTCGACTACTCAATGCCCTTTGATAGTTTTCCAAATACTTTTTAAAATATTGACTTTTGATTTGACGTAATTCAATATTAAGGAATTCTAAGATAGCCTCAATTTCCTGTAACTGGTTAAACCTTTGTTCCACAATGCCTGGCATACTGGCTGCTGCCTTTTCGATATTACCCGTTATACGGGCGTCAGCTCGAGCTGCTTCTAATTCAATATTATAGTAATCCACAGCATCAGGTAACAAAGTTAAATCTTGACTAATCTTAGAATACCACATGATCAATAATCGTCTTCTTCAGAATCCTCATACTCTTCATCAACTTCAGTATCATCTTCTAAATAGTACTCAATGGCACTGTCTAAGTCAGCATCTGCTCCCATAGCACCTTGAAGAACTTTATCCTTGATATTAAAGTCTGCTAACAAATCAACAAATTGTTCGGCAGCAGCTTGAACATCTTCCTTACCAATGAACTCTTTAAAAAAGCACCAAATATCACTAATTTGATTATCAGTCATTTTCTACAGTCTCCTCCGTTATGACCTCTTTAGGTTTAATGTTATGGAAATCCTCCATTAACATATCTAATTTATCATTTTTCCATTCTTTTCTGTAATATAAATGTTCTGCACCCTTACTATCAGTAAACTTGAGTCTATTGCCTTGTTGCACTAATATACCTTTAGCTTCAAACAAATCTACTAGACCACTATATGGATCCATTCCAGTTTCATAAGGAATCTTAATTTGTAGTGTTTCAAAAGGTTTAGCATAACGAGTCTTCATGATCTTACAACTTGCTCGAATACCCTTAACTTCACTGATCTTATTGCCATTCTCATCCTCTTTGAGTTTGAGCTTTTTCATAGCAACTACAATACTGGACGCATAAACAAAGCCTTGTCCGCCACTGATCTTGTCATCTGGGTCAAACATATCTTGACTAGCATAGGTATGATTAGTACAAACCATACCCACATTATAATTACCAAACATATTGACACAATTACGTACCAATGCTGTTAGTGCTTTAGGTTTGCGCCCCATATCACCTTTTAGATCACCTGCTTCAAATTGATTAACATCAGTGGGAGTCAACAACATACCCAAACTATCAAGTACAAACAAAACTTTAGGACGTTCTGCCATTTCTTTGTACTCTTTCATAAATTCACTGATAGTCTTAGCCACATCATCAATCATGGCCATGTTCAGTTTGAGCAATTTATCTTCACTGGTGTCTACGCCTAGTGCTTTAAGCCATGCTTCATCTAAGGCATTTTCTGTATCAATTAGAACTACGTAGATGCCTTGTTCTTGTGCATTTTTAATTAGATTGCCACTGCAAATATAGCTTTTACCTGCACCACTTTCACCAGCAAATACAGTAACCTTGCCCAAGGGAATGCCCTTATTAAAATCACTACTAATCAAATAGTTCAGTGCATAGTTACCAGTACTTACCCAATCTGTGGGATCGTTGAATCCCACGCCTAATCCATCAATACTCTTAGTTAGAGTTTTACGAAATTTACTTAAATCAAATGCTTTTGTTGCCATATTACATTCCTGGTTTAGGTGAAACAACAATGTCTTCACGCCCAATTGCTTTTAGCCAAGTGTTCAATCTATTAATTAAAACACTGTCATCTTTGGGATTATCAAACCTAATATCAATATCAGCTACGGTATCGCCTGATTGATCTTCACGACTATTAAAGCTCAAAGTAAAGCTTTCATTAATTTTCTGTACTTTTGCCATTATTTTTCTCCATAGAAAACTCGGGCGTATGACTAATGTCACAGAGGCCCAAGTGGTAAATTACGCTTTTTGACGACTACGAATCATAGCAAGGATATCGTTTGCACGATTGTCACCGCCTTTAGATTCTTCTTTTTCTTCAGCTGCTTTAGATACTGCTTTAAGAGCAGGTTTTGCTGGTTTAGCTGGCCTGTCTTCTTCCATATCCAAATCTGGATCAATTGCTACTGGAGCACTGGCCCTAGTAGAAGATACTGGATCACCAGTACTTTGGCTAGCGCCGCTGGGTTTGTAGTACTGACCCCAACGCTCCATGTCAAATGCCTCGCCATCAACGCTGGCTGCAAACATTTCTTTGATTACTTTCATTTCCACTTCAGTGGGTTTCTTAGGTAGAAAATCTTTCAAAGAAAACAAACCAAACTGTTTTACAGCAGCCTGTTCTGCGTCACTGAGAGGACGTTCACGACGACTCCATTTGCTAGTGCCGTAATCTGCATAACCACCTTTACTGGACTTAATTAAACGGAAATCCACGCCATGAACATAATCAGTAGGCAGATCTTCCATTTCTGGATCCATCAATGCACCCTTGATCAAGGTAAAGATTTGAGGTCCAATGATAAACCTACGAATAGGATTATCTGGAATTTGGTCTTCTTTAAGACCATCTTCAGTAACAAACCCTTGGAATAAGTAACTACGCTTTTTCCAATATTTACGACCCATAGCTTCAAGTGAGGGATCTTTGAACCACCCGCGAACTTCGCTAAGTACTGGACAAACTGAACCATCATTGTACATTTCCACACAAGGAACCTGTACATTAACTTTTTTACCGTCTGTCTCGCCTTTCATGCCTGCAAATTCCAGCTTGATCATAGCACGTTCTACCCAAAAGAATGTGTTAGAGTCATCGCCGTCTGGGAGGAATCTTACAGCCGATTCACCTCCTTCTTTAAGATTCCAGAAAGGATAAATTGAAAGATCGCCACTACCTGTTGAGCCACCTTTGATTTCTTGTTCTTTTAATTTTGCTCGAATTTCTGCTAAAGTTGCCATAGTTTTTCTCCTGTAATTGCCTATGTTTTGCCTATATTACCAGACACGTGTCCGATAAAAAAACGCATATAGCTATTATATGCGTTTTTATTTAGCTCTGCAAGCAAAAAGACAAGAAAAAAAGACTAATTAAGCCAATCCTGCCAATTTCTTAAGATCTGCTATCATTGTCATAGCTTGATCAGGACTAGTTGGCTTCATTTTAGCCAATGCTACTTTGAGATCTGGAGCAGCACCTGCTCTAGTAGGCGATACTGAAGGCATAGAAGTTCCAGATGGTGCTGATCTTGGCATACTAGGCATGTTCATACCTTTCATCATGTCACCAAATTTGCCTTGTATACCCTTATACATACCGCCTACTGGGTCATCACCACTAGCATCAAGACCCATTCCACCAGCCATACCTCTGAATTTGCCCATAGCATCATCATAACTGGCTGGTTTTCCGTCAATAGTACCACTGCTAGTTCTATTAGATTTCATATTTCCAGCTGGGATTTTACTTTGAATATTCCTCATCATACCGTCCATATCACCGAAATCATCCATACCAGGCATTTGCATTCCTGCTTCCATAATACCGGCCATTCTTCTCATGTCTGACAACTCTCTTGAATGGCTATGATGTTGTTTGTATTTTTCCATAATATTATTACAGGCTCTTTCCACCATGTGATCAAATCTATCCGCTTTATGAGTGCCCGGGGGAACATGATATTTTTCTTTAAGTTCCTTACACATTTTGGTAACAAACCCTTCTTCACCTATAGTAAAGGTTCCCTCAGTTTGATTAAAGAATCCACTAATACGACTACGAATTTCATCAACTAACTTATGCCCAGTACCACTTTCAGCAAGTGGAGCAGGATTTGGAATCATTGGGCCTGGCGCTGATCCCGGTGGGGCCATTCCTGCATCAGGCGGCGGTGCCATTCCTGCATCAGGCGGCGGTGCCATTCCTGCGTCAGGCAGTGGTGCCATTCCTGCATCGGGTGGTGCTGCTTCAGGGGGAGCAGCAGGTGGTGCAGCAGGTGGAGCAGCAGGTGGAGCAGCAGGTGGTGCAGCAGGTGATACTGAGGCACCATCAAAACCTAATTTACTACTTAAATCTGTGCCATTTTCTCTATCATGTGATTTTAAATAGGAAGCTATAATCGGTCTAGCATCCATTTCATCTAATCCTAAATCTGCTAATATTTGAAAAGCACGATTTAATTTATTATTGTCTATAATACCCTTTATACTATCTCTAACATTGTCCCCGTCTGTGCCTAATGGTAATTCATTACCAAATAAATCCTTTAACTCAGCCATGGCTTGAGCTTGCAATTCTTCATTATCATCAAATAAATCATCATCTTCTTTGACTATTTGATCTAGATAATTTTCAAAAGCACTAAGCTCTTTGATCTTTTTATTTTTTAACTTTGAATCTTTTTTATCATCATTAGACTTTAGCATGTCTTCTTCTGCGTCAATTTCTTTAACAGGCAATTCTGATTCGTCAACTAATCTATAGATGTAAGGAAATGCTGTTTTTAATTCTTCATTAAAACTACGTACAGTTAATCTATCAATCCAATCATTAAGAATTTCTTCAGGAACTTCTTGTGATTGATTTGATTCAAAATCTTCCTTGAACGTGCTGTAATTTTTTACTGACTGTAAACTATGCACTTGTTTTTTAATACTATTAATACGTTCAATTACTTTTTGTTGAATATTTCCCATGCTCTCACTAACCACAGGACTACGATCTACATAATTCTTAAAAAATCTTAATTTACTAAGTTCTTCACTAAGCCCAATAACATATTGACCAATTTCATCATAAGGATGACCACCTTCTGAAACATGCATGGCCAATGCTCTGGCACCGTTTAAATGCTTAATTGGGTATAAAAACCGTTCTCCCATGGCATTTTCAACGTAGATATGCTCAATACGTTGAGATCTTCCATTCATAGAGTTTAAATTAATAGGTTGACTGTGTCTTACTATAATTTTAGCCTCACCTATATCTTGATAACTGGTCTTACTAGTACCAAAAAGTTTTGATTCATTCATATCATTTTCCTCTGAGGAATCCCTTTTATCTAAATTAGTTTTAGACGGATTCTGTGCATTAAAATTTAATCCATGTGTTTGAGCAAATTTAGGTAATATATTTCTAATAAACCTATCCCAAGACCTATTATCTACTGTATCACTCCATTGTACATCTAAACCAGGATCCTCACCCTCCTCTGATAAACTAATAGTAACATTTACTATCTTTTCACCTTCGTCACTGATAAAATCAAAGTTAAACTTTCTTGCATCAGCATCTTTTAAATTAACACCGTCAATAGGTTTATCATCCGCAGTGGATTTTTTAAGGCTGGGGAACCTTGTTTGTAATTGTCTACCCAAATCTTTGGCTATTTGTTGGAAATTTGCACTCATATCAATATTTATTAGAAACTGCTAGAAACAAATATAGGTAATGGAGCCTCAAAATCCTCTTCTGCATGTACACCACTAAGACTTTCAAATACTCTTGGGTCCCAATCAGCTATTAAGGTACTCATTCTTACCGTTAATAATAAGGCACTTACCAAATCATCATGATCGCCGCTCTTTGCTTTGAAGGTAAATCCTGCTGCAATAAAGCTCTTTAACTCACTGATTAAGCTTTTACTATTAATCTCCATCTGACCTGTCTCAATTAAATGCTTTAATCTAGCACAGGCTGATATTTTACTACTATGTGTGGTGTTAAACCCTTTACGAAACTTACGAATATGCCCTTTTCTTATAGGTTCTGAAATCATTAATCCCCCAAATTGCTCTTCACCCAAGTCTTTGATCACTACTAACCCTGCTTCGCCCACAGTATTGTTTTCTATACTCCAATAAATGTTATTAGAAGAGCCACCCATTTCATCACTGAGATACTTTAATATGTCTTTTAGAATTTTAATTTGCCCTTGAATAGGTGTGGTATTATGATGCCACTCGGCTACTTGTTTAAATGTGGGCAATTCAAACACCTCTATAGCACTATAGTTACCTCCAGTGCCTAAACTAGGATCTAAACTAACTAGATAAATATTATCTGGATTAAGTTTACTATACCATCTAGTTTGACCCATTTTAAACAAAGGGTCTTTTCCAGTTAACTCACTCAACTTGATACTATTAACTAGTGTTTCATCATAGATTAAGAACTCGCACCCGTATTCACGACGAAATCTTTCTTCGCCGATCCTTCCTTGTTCTTCTGCAGCCCATTCATCATCCCTATCTGGATGTTCATCCCAACGACAGGTGAACGGGAAGAAGCCATTGGCGCCTAATTGTTGTTCATTCCCAAATTCATCATAATTATTATTAGCTTCTTTCCATATGGTAGCAAACGTATCCTCATCACTATTGGGCGTACTAGTAATAATTGCCTTACCACCAGTTGCTAGTGTGGGAGAAATTGAGGTCCAAAATTCATCAGCCATATTAAGAGGCACAAAAGCGAACTCATCACAGTATAATAGAGATATACTCATGCCACGACCAGTATTGCCTGTAGTAGTTGTAGACACAATACGTGAACCATTGTCAAATTCCACACTACCTTTGTTGTAATTAATTACACCAGAACGAATAAAGTCAGGACAAAGTTCATATGCATAACGAATACGCTGCATGATTTCTGATGCCCCTGCTTGTTTATGAGCAGAAATTAGTATGGTTTGATCTGGGTGAAACATTGCATACCAAAGTAAGTATCCACTTGCACAAGTGGTCTTGCCCATCTGTCTAGGCAACATGTTTACAGTAAATCTATGATTATGATATGCGTGTAAGAGTCTTACTTGATAGTCAAAAGGCTGAAATAATAACTTGCCTTGTACTGGGTGTTGAATGTAAAAGAATTTAGTACAAAAATGTAAGTATCCAATGTCAGGATCACTACATTTTAAAAGGTCTTCAACCTGCTCTTCGGTATACTTTTCTTTCTTATAAGCTTTCTTAGTAAGTACACCGTCTAAAGACTTGCCCATTATCTTCCTTTAACTTCGGTATATAAATTTTTTAACTTATATTTTAAGGATTCATGCTGCATATTCATTGGATTATCGCCGCCACGATAATTATGCTTGAAGGACTGTTTAGATTTATGCAAATCATCACCACTTGGTACTGCTGCTGCCATACCAGCATATTCCTCATCAGGACTATTAGAGTATTCATCTAATTCTAGTTCTAATTCATCAGCATCTTCCTCATCATGGCCCATGTCTAACATATCACCCATGTCAGAGGAATCATCATGATCTCTATCATGATCAGGCTCTGAAACTGCAATTATAGCACCTGCTGGACTACTAATTGGGTCACCTGAAGGGGCATCATCACCACGACCTTGTAAAACATTTAACAAGTCACGAATGCCTTCTGGGCCCGAAGCATTCATACTAACATTCATTGTAATAGGAGGACGATTAGCACCACCCATCATGCCCATCCCACCAATTGATGGCATAATGCCACATTCTTCAACAGGCTGATTAGACTCCTTTAAAATCTGCTTGTTTTGATCCAAATCTGTTATGGTCTGTAGTAATTTTTTGAAATCCATTATTCTGTCCTGTTGATTGAACTCAACACACTCTTTAAGAATTGTGATTGTTCCATGTTATGTGCTTTTTCTGTAGGCGCATGTTTAGCCAATAATTGATCATTGACTCCTTTATATTGCTCACCTCTGTGGCGTTCTTTACCCAGACCTTTTATAAAACTTAATTTGGCCTTTTCACCTGCTATTGCTTGATTGTTTACCTTTTCATAAGGCTTATTTAGAATAGCTTCACCTTTAGTGCCCATTCTGCTATAACTTTCAATATTATTTTCTATTTCCTCTTGCTCTTTTAAAGTTCTAACTCTTAAATGAACTGGGTTAATTTTTAATTTTTCTGACAAATAAATTGCTAGTTCATGACTGGTTACTGGATACCCGCAAGTAATATCATAAAGATTAACATGTACATTTTTAAGTTCAGGAAAATCTAAAGGAGTTTCAGTAATAGGTGTACGCATGGTTTTAGTTACAGTAGTACATTCAAACTTGGAGAGGAACATTTTCATGTCTTCTTCAATTTTGTCGTCAACATCGCCTGCAATTTTAACCTTGAATTCATAGGTTTTAATGCTTTCTATTAGGTATTCCTTAAATATGCTCATAGCTTTTCCAATATGTTATATTTATTTAATATTCTTAAGTTTTTCTAACAAACTGTTTCTATCAGCTACAATATAACCGTTCCCTGGAATATCTAAGCCTTTGGTATTATCTGAATTAGCTTCTTGATCAATCTTTTGTTTTTTCAACTGTAGCTCAATCATTTTAAGTTTTTTATCAATTTTGGCGGCTTTGGCATCAATAGCATTTTTAAGCATAGTTCCAGCAACTTCAAAAATACGACCGCTATAACGAGCTTCTACATTCATGCCTAAATCCATAAGATCATCATAGGCATTTGTAGCACGATCTGCTAAGGCATCAAATTCTTTGTCACTTATATCACCTAAGCCTTTGACCTGAGGTAGTGCCGCTGTAATCTTGTCAAACTCTTCCATATCTCTTAAAAAAGCAGCAGGCTTTTCAGCCTTCTTTACTTCTTCTTTGACAATTTTTTTATTTTCTG